TGCTAATCATCCAGAAAAATGGGAAAGGTTTAACCTCAATTCTGACTCGCACAAAAGGGAATTGTTTTTTGAAAAGCTCGGCCATACTCCCACTAACTTCACTGAATCAGGCAAACCTAGTGTGGACGGGGACAGCATCAAACGAATCCCAAGTAATTTTGTGGAGGCTTACTTAAAATATGAAAAAGCTAACACCTTATCTACTAATTTCTCTGGACCTTATTTGTCAAGTTGTGGAGATGGTAGGCTCCATCCTGGTTTTAACATTTGCGGGACTGTGTCATATCGTCTCAGTGGTTTTAAGCCTTATCTTCTTAACGCCCCTTTTGATGAAAAAGTTATACTTAAAAACCTTAAATGTGATGAAGGCTATGTTGGGGTACACGCGGACTTATCGGCAATCGAACCAACAATTACGGCGCATTACAGTGAAGATCCCTCACTCCTCAAAGTCTTCAGGGACGGGTTAGGTGATATTTATCTTGACTTAGCTTTAGAGCTATTTAAGAATGACAAGGAATTGCACTATGGGTATAATCCTAATATACCAATCACAACGGAAGTTAAAGAGAGATTTGCTAAGCAGCGTAAAGTCGCTAAGGTTATTCAGCTTGCAGTACAGTATACAGGTACAAAACACACAGTGGCTAAAAACCTTACAAAAGAAGGCATACCGACTACTGTCGAACAAGCAGACGAATACGTAAAAGCTTATTGGCGTAAGTTTGACGCTGTCAAAAAGTTTAACTACCAATTACGGGAAGTTAATAGAGATCAAGGTTATCTTAGAAATGTAATAGGGAGGATAATACGTGTACCCGATCCGGAATATAAAGACTTATCTAACAGATTTATACAAAGTAGTGCGCACGACGTACTCGTACTATGGGTGCTTAGTATCTACCGGCGTTGCAAAGAGGAAGGCATTGAAATCAAGCCTATCCTACTTGACTGTCACGATAGTACCAGCAATCAAGTACCTAAAGAGCAAGCCAAAAGACTCAGAGAAATATATGGAGCCACCCTCAACGTTTTAAATCATGAGTTAGGCTTGTGTGTAAAAATTAAAGCAGAAGCAAAGACTTTTAATACCTTAGCAGGTTTAAAAAACGAAGAAGAATAATAATTGACATTATGATAAAGGTTTGTTATAATGTTTTAACAATGGAGAACAAATGAAAAGACGATCTGGAAAACAATTAATAATGGAATTAATCCCCTTAGTTCTGTTATCGATAATGTTAGGAATGTGTGTTAAATCTCGTGGTTCAGAAGTAATTATGTTATCTGAGGAAAACACAGTAGCTTTAAATATGCCTATTTTTGGGCCTACCGTAGCCACTGTGCAAGAGCAATTGTTAGAAAAAGACAAGAACCTGAGAAAAGGTAAGCCTATTTATCTTGTTTTGAATTCCCCTGGTGGAAGCATTCAAGATGGTCTTAACATGATTGAAGTGGCTAAAGGATTGGGACGTCCTGTCCATACTATCAGTCTTTTTAGCGCAAGTATGAGCTTTGTTACTAGCCAAAAGCTTAATGACAGGCTTGTTACAGACGCCACTATTATGATGAGCCATAGAGCATCCGTAGGAGGAATCGGCGGTAATATCCCAGGTTCATTTCTTACATTTGCTAACTTCCTAGCTAAGTATCTTTCCGATATTAACAAAGGAATTGCGCAAAGATCCGGTATGACTTTGGAAGCTTATGAAAAGCTTGTAGCTGATGAATTATGGATGAATGGTGATGAAGCTATCCGACTTAAGTTTGCTGACCGTAAAGTTAACTTAAAATGTGATAAATCTTTGTCAGGGTACGGTCCTGTTCAAGAGCTTAGTCTTGGATTCTTTTCTGTAAAGTTGCAATTTCACAAATGCCCTATGATCACTGCTCCTAAGTTTGCCGGTGGAGATCAGTACATAGCTAATTTGTTAGCAAACGACAAAATTGAATTCATTAACCGTTATAAACATTTACTTCAGTAAGGAGGAATCGTGTGGACTACATCTATAGTCTTTACTCTGCTACCGCTAATTATGGCTCTAGCCCTCATTTTCTGGTACTCAGTGAGATTAACAGCGAAGGGTTTTGCTCTCTCTACCAGGTTACGAAGGGAACCGCAGAGGCGATTGAGCAGGCAGGAACTACTAAGGGATTTAAAGGTGTTGTATGGTCAGAAAGGCTCTGGCTCGACTTCGACAACGAAGACGCCGCCCGAAGGGCCTCTAGCAAGTTGAAAGGAATGGGATACGATTATGTATGTTATACGACTGGTAATAGGGGTTTGCATTATGGCATTCTTCGCCATAATAAACCTAGCCATCTTTTGCCTGCACTCGATAAAGCTTGGGTTAAAGCGAATTTCCCAGAAGCAGACATCTCGATCTACACCCATTTACATCCGTTCAGAATACCGGGAACCCGACACGAAAAAACTGGAAGAAGAAAGGAACTCATCTCTGCTAGCCCTGGAATACCTCTCGTGCTTCCCCCACTTAAAAAAGAAGAGATGCAAATTAGTTCACCTGGACAAATCGAAGGAAAGAGCATATTTGATTGTTTTCATGTGATGGCAAACACTGTACCAATTACTAGTGGACAAAGACATGAGACTATGGTAAGATTGCTGTATGCTCTTAAAAACGATGCAGGCGTACCAATGGACATAGCAATGTGGTGGACAGCAGAGTGGAACAAGATGCTGAGTGAACCGAAGGAAGAGCATGAAATCGAAAAAGCCGTACGATCAATATACGAAAGATGAAATTGATAAATATCGATTTCAGTTTATAAAAAACACTCTACGACGAGCCAGCTATAGATGGCCTTGGCGAAGCGTAGCGACTAAACGAGCATGGCTCGAATGGGGAAAGTACCAATGCGAAAAATGCAAAAAAGTAGTCCCGGCAAAAGAAAAGCAACTAGACCACACTCTGCCCGTAGTGGACATAAAAAAGGGATTCGAAGGTTGGGACAAGTACTGCGAGAGACTGTTCACCGACTCCTCGGGCTTCAAGGTCCTATGTTTAGAGTGCCACGAAAGCAAAACAAAAAGGGAAAACACATTACGAAGGAAGTATAAAAATGAGTAAAGTATTAGTCATAGCTGATACGCAAGCACCTTTTATACATCAAGATTATCTTAAGTTTTTAAAGGCAGTACAGAAAAAGTATAGTACTACAATTACTATACACGTAGGTGATTTAGTTGATCATCACGCTTTAGGCGATTGGGATCACGATCCAGATGGGTTTAGTGCCGGTCAAGAGCTTAAAGAAGCTATTAAACAACTTACACCTTTCTATAAAGCATTTCCCAAGATGCTTGTATGTAAAGGTAATCATGACGAGCGTATCTTTAGACGAGCCATGAAGTATGGAATCCCTCGGGCGTATTTAAGAGAATACAGAGATTTTCTCAAGGCTCCAAAAGGGTGGAAATGGCTTGATAAGGTAGAAGTAGACAATGTAGTGTATAAGCATGGTCTTGGGTACTCAGGTGTCCAGGGAGCTATAAACGCCGCTAAGGACGAGCTTAAATCGTGCGTTATAGGTCATTTACACGCTGATGCTGGTGTGTTGTTCTGGGCCAATTCCCAAGTGCTATTATTCGGTATGAATGTAGGCTCAGGAATTGATAAAGATGCTTATGCTTTTGAGTATGGAAAGCACATGCGTAAAAAGCCCATCCTAAGCTGCGGAGTTGTTATTGATGGCAATCCCGTGCTTGTCGTAATGCATCTTAACAAAAGAGGACGTTGGACGGGTAAGTTATGAAATGGCTAACTGAACTAAAGCTAACACTCACTCAATGGATAGTTGTATCTTTATCTATAATTGTGGGCGTATTACTAGTAGTTTTTGATCTTAAAAACAAAGAACTACGTGCAGCTAAAGTTAAGTTAGCAGAGAAAGAGCTTGACATAGCTATAGCTAAAGATTCAGCTAAAATTAAACAAAAGAAGAAAAAGCTAAAAGAAGCTAAAAATAAATTGAAGGAGGTAATGTGAAAGTGAAATACCATAAAAGTCTACCTATAGTTGTTATTGAAGCAATTGATCATTGCATGGACACTCCTCGCAATTTGAGAGAAGATGTGATGAAATTTCACGTTACAGGCATTTTGTTTGCTGAGACTAAGGATGCTTGGTATCTAGCAAGCTGGTTATTTATGAAAGACATCAATGATGCCAATAATGAAGGCTTTATGATTGTCAAAACTCCTGGTGCTAAATTAACCGTATTAGGGCATGTAAATAATGAATAAACTAATAATTACACTATGCTTAGTATCCCAGCTAGCTTTAGCTGAATCTAAAGAATGTAAAGATTATGTTAAAGCTTGCGAAGAGACTGTAGCAGCTCAAGATAAAGCTATTGACAATTTAAAAAAATCTGTTAAGATACTTAAAGAAGAGTTGGAACAGGCCGAAAACAAAACTCCTAGTTGGGTAGTGCTTGTAGGAGGGATAGCAATCGGCGTAATACTAAACTCTACTATAAGGAGATAACATGCTTAGATACTTTATTGTTTTAGCGCTATTCTTAGCCAATGTTGGATGCGGAAGAAGCGTATGGCCTGCTCACATTAAGTTTAATTCTAATACAATGAGCCCTGATGTAACTTTTGTTCTTACTCAGTATGTAAAAGACTTAAATAAACTAATGGATCAAAAGGTGTTAAAGTTTGATTCAGACACCGATCCTGATTCTCTTAGGTCTTACACTATCTTTGTAAAACTAGCTTTAGAAGATGTAGAGGGTAATAAAGCTGGTATAGCTGAGGTAGGTCCTTATGATTGTTTTATTACAATCTATCCTTTAGCTTATAGGTCTGATATTGTTAAGACTGTGTTATGGCACGAAATTGGCCATTGTGTTGGGTTAAGGCATATTGACGTGGGAAGAGAGATTATGTCCCCTGGTGTGGGACATTTTAGCTCTTATCCTGAGCAAAAGATTAGAAATTTCCGAAATGAATTCTTATTAATGTTTAGACTTCTTCAATAAGGTGATCTAAATGACTGATTCAAAGAATAAGTATTGTTGCGCAGGAAAGACTAACTTATACGAAATGTGCGCTTACTGTTATAACTCTTTCTTTGCCGATCCTGATGCCTTTGTGCCTCAAGATGAGTACGATTCTTACCATGATGCTGGTATATTTACGCCACCTGTATGCGAATGTGGTAGCGAAGCTGCAGGAGGAACTACTCATAGTCACTGGTGTCCCAAGAGCCCTTCATGAGGATTATAGGTGCTAAAAACAAACAAGACCTCACTCGTGGGGATGAGGAAGCTTTAATAAGAGCTGTGTACGAAAGCACGTCTTTGCATAACATAAAGAATATAAGGTTTATCAGGTCTATACTTGAAAACCTGTTTATCTTTAGAGAGGATCAATATGACCTGTTAATGCGGCGTATTAAGAAGGAATTCGATAAAGGGAGGATAAGTGAAGATTAACTGTAAAGAATGCAAGGAGGAGACAGAACATGTGGACCAAGGTAGCGATATTCGTCCTGACCGTAGGTTTTATTGTACAGTGTGTAGGAACACCAACCCAAAACCATTGCCCAAAGACGAGGATAACAAACAGGACAAAAAGGTGGACCGAAAACGATCAAAAGGTCTTAGAAAAAGCTAAGATTAGATGCAAGGAGATTTATAACGACGCTCCTTGTTTAAAAAGATTTGAAAAGTTAGAAGAGTTGAGGTATACTGCTAGGTGTGGAGTGACAAATGACTGAAATTATATTTATTTGGCCTGGGGTTTTTCAGGTTTGGCAAGACGATGTCCTAATCTACGAAGGAACCTCTTATAAAATGGCTCAACTAGCCACAGTACCGTTCTAAACAGGAAATACTTAAACATCATTACAGAACATGGCCTTTTCAGCGGCTCGGCGCTTGACTAGGCCATTTAGCTTTTGGCCTCCGGCATACACCCACTTATCAAACTCATGGGAAGCAGCATTTTTCTTACCTTCCCTTAAAAGCTTATACATAGTGCTCTTTTTAAAGGCTCCTATGCCTATATTGTATATAAAACATACAAGGGCATCAAATTCATACTGCTTTAGCTTGTTTTCAAATAAGGTAGTAAGCTCTAAGCCTATATCTAGGACGTGGGCCATTAATAGGTAATCGGCTGTCCTTTGCGTTATAGTGAGCCCAAATTGAATGCCTTTGCCTGTGGTACCCCATCCTATGGTCCATACCCCAGCAGAGTCCTGGTAAGCTTTTAAACGGCAAGATTCAAACCTTTTAATTAGGTCTATAGCCCTTTCGGAAGGAATCATTTTTTATCTGATTGATTGAGCTTGTCTATGAGCAAGTGAATTATGGACATGCCAGAGATACGCTCAATATTCTCCATTACACTTTTAAGCTCGGTAAGTCCTATAAAACCGGCTAAAACTTTGACAATAGGAACCGCATCTCCTGTCATATATTGCTCGGTAAGGAACCCTAGCATAATGACGGCCTCATACACAGTCGTTTTAATGATTGTGCGCTTAAGTCCCGAAGAGGTGATCCTCTTCTTCTCCTTTCTAGCCGCCATTATGCCTGAAATCAAATCCACCACAGTAAGCACCATTACGGTGATTAGTGTAGCCTTAATGGGCATAAACACCATTGCTATAGAAGCTAAGAATGCTGTAAACTTTTGCATTAGGAAAATGTTACCGTCTCAGAAGAAGTTGAAGTGGCTGTAATAGTGTATATCTTATAGCCAGGTACAGATGTGCTCACTGAGCTTGTCACACCTGCTGAGAAAGTAGCTGTACGTGTATCGGGAATTTTTAGTATAATTACGCCCGAGCCACCATTAGATCCCATAGAGTTATAGCCACCGCCTCCACCGCCTCCGGTGTTAGCAGTGCCTGCTGTATTGCTAGCTCCTGAAGCATTTCGTCCGTTACCGCCTCCACCTGTGCCACCTGTTCCACCTGCGCTGGCTCCCCCGCCTCCTCCACCGCCTGCATAATAAACAGCAGAACCTGTGATAGAGCTTTGACTACCAATACCGCCATTTCCTCCGCTATTACCTGCTCCATTGCCTCCAACTGCACCAGCACCGCCACCGCCACCTGCTGCTGTAGCTCCGTTAACAGCTAAACCTCCGTTATTACCTTGGGAAGGAGTACCACTGCCTGGTGTACCTGAAGCGTAAGAACCGCCATCTTCTGTTCCGGCACCGCCGCCACTTCCACCTGATCTACCGTCTTTGTTAGCAGTGCTAAAAGCTCCACCACCCCCGCCGCCTGCGGAAGTGATTAGGTCAAATACAGAATTTCCACCGTTAGTGCCTTTGTTTGAGGCAGCTCCACCTGTACCGCCTGCTCCAACGGTTACAGTATAAGGTATGTTTAGACTGACTGTATAATCTACATCAGTCCTAAATCCACCAGCTCCCCCTCCACCAAAGTCACCTCCACCGCCGCCTCCGGCGACGACAAGGTAATCTAGCTTTAGGCCAGCTTCAATCTTTCTAGCAGCTATAAGCCTTAGAAGATTCATATTAGTATCCTAGGGCGTAAGTACCGTAATAGCTTGTACCATCATAAAATAGATTTATAATATCTATCTTACCAGTAGTATTAGAAAGGGTAGGAGCCCCCGCTGCACCCCATTTTACGCTTACTGGGAACGTAATAGTTCCAGGAGTAGCGCCCTGTACAATTTTGAGCAAATATGCTCCACCGGTGACAGGATTAGAGAGGGTGAGGACAAGAGGGCCTGCTGCATTGATAGTAACTTGTTGGACAGGTCCGTTTGCAAAGTCTAAAGTGAAATTGGCAGTCTTTGTGCCAGCATTGTATAACTGTGGAGCTAAGTTATAGTTTTGAGTAGGAAATCCGCTTAGGGTTCCAGTGATAGCATCGTATACAGAGTTTTGTGTTGGTGCTCTGTCGATAGTACCGTTATTTATTTGGTCTTGGGGTTTGATAAATGACATAAAATTCTTAAATTATAAGGGATTGCTCCCCGTGGTGCGCGGCCACGAGGAGCTTCCCGGGTATTATACGATCATCCAATTGCTGCCGTCGAAGACTAATGTCACCGACTCAAATGCAGCAGTTAGTTCATAGTAATTCTGCCCGTCGATTTTTTCCGAACCGCTTCGGTTAATTCGAATAGGCATCTCAGAAGAAGCTAACCCCTTCTGTTCCTTGATCGTTATTCGTCGTCCAGTGGTCATACCAGCAACGCTTGGGAGCGTTACACTGACCATACTGGAAGCACCCTGCATGTTAATGAATGACATAACATCATCAGACGAAATAGAGATGCTGCTACCTGTATAGATAGAGCACTGTCCGATATGCTTTTGTACATCAATTTTTGCAGAAGAGATAGCTTCAGCTCGTGCTGTTTGCTCAGCAGAGATTGCGCTTTCTCGTGCAGATTGCTCTGCTTCGACTTCACTCTTCATAGCCATAACCTTCCATCCCGAAGAATAGAAGCTTACTTTATGATTTGTGGTGTCTACTACCATTGGAGCATATCCACCGAAAGTGGTAGGTGTTCCAACTGGTGTGCCTGCTACGCTAGTCATGTAGACAAAACCGCTAGTCGAGCTAGTAGTTAATTGTCCACTTCCAACAAGCGCATCGCCA